ATCCCGGCCCGATTGACTGAGGATTGCGTGCCCGAGTGGACGGTGCCGGCGGGCAAGCTCACGGTCGACGATGTGGTGATGCGCTTGGCTTCGGTCGAGGTGGCGCTCGCGAAGTGCCGCGCGCAGTTGAGCGAACTGCGCGCGGCCGACAGCCACTAGCGGGCCGCGAGGTATTCGACTTCGGTGGTGACGTTCTCACCCACGCCCTTGCATGAGCGCAGCCAGCGCAGCCGGAAGTCGGGCGAGTCGGCGGTGTACATCGTGCCGTTGTCGAGCACCGCGCTGTCGGTGACGGTGCCGCCGTACCCGTTGGTCGAGTGGTACGCGTAGCAGACCACGCCGGTCGGTGTCAGGTGCACATGGTCGAGCCCGAACGCTGCGGGGTTGCGCATGTGGGCGCGAAGCTCGCGCGCCCCGGCCGCGCTGTCGACGAGGCGCTTGTCGTGCACCGGGTCGGATTTTACCTCGGCCACGTCGGCCGTGGCCGGACGCCCGGCGAGGTCGATGACTAGATTGGCGCCGGCTATCAGGCACAGCGCGACAATGGCGAGTCTCAGGTATTTCATGGCTTCACCTCGTTCGGATGCTCGGCTAGGTACTTGAGGGCGAGCACCACCGGGTACGGTGGCGCGAATTCGCCCAACGCATAGCCCCGCACGGTGCGTGGCGCGAGCTTGAGGGCTCGCGCTGCGCTCGCTTGCGTGAGCTTGGCACGGTCGAGCAACTTGCCGAAATCCTCGGCCGTGCGTTTCGTTCCGGGCGGCCTCACGGTTGCACCCCCGTGGCCTTGGCGATTGCGGCGCGGGCGATGTCTACCGGATGCGCGCCCCAATCATCGCCGACAATGGCACGCAGCGCGGCCAGCATGTCCGGGGCCGCGGCCATTAGCACCGCATCCTCGCCCGGGACTATCTGCAAGCTCGGCTGCGGGTGCCGCGTTTCCGGGCCACCGCGCAGCAAAAGGCGGCCGCCGTGCGAGCACGGCACCGACGACCACGATCCGGGCGTGTACGTGCTCATGGCGCACCCGCGGTTGCTTTCGCGACGGCAGCGCGCAGCGCCGGCAGAATATCCGGCATGTCGCTGTCGCTGTAATTCGCGCCGAGGAACACGAGCGCCTTGTGCGCGGCCGTGAGTAGATCCGGCGACGCCACAATCAACGTCGCGTTTGCTGTTTGCTCGGGGCCCGTGGCCGATGTGCGTTCGATGCGCGCGACACTGACACCGCGGCCGATGATTGAATACCCTGAATCCTTGGCGCGGACTTTCCACGGGCCGGGCGTGTGTTTTGCTTTCATAACTTCACCTCACTATTGACCGGACGGGCCGCGCCACGCGCGGACAAGGTCCGCATGTGACTCGGCGATGATGGGGCGCAGCGTGTCGCATAGGCGGCACGCGGCGCGATACTGTTTGTCATTGCCGCCCTCGTCGGTGCGGTCAATCTGGAACGTGCCCGAGGCCGCGGCGTAGTAGATTTCGGCCACCTCGTCGGCGTCGCGCATTTCAATCACGGCCTTGTGGCGGCCGAGGATGTCGTACGCGTGCACGGTGCCGTACCGCGCGGTGTCGCCTTCGGTCGGCTCGCTGACACCCTCAAAAGTCTCGTTGCCCTGTTGGTGATCCTCCCATGAGCCGAGTTCGCACTCGCGGAGTTCCTCGATGTGGTGCGCGGCCATCCGCACGCGCACCGGGTACACGGTGGGGTTGATGAGCTTCACAGCGCACCCCCGGCGGCCTGCGCCGCACGCTTTTCAATCAGGCGGCGGCACTTCTGGCAAGTGACGAGCGCCGGGTTGGCCGTGACCTTGTAACGGTTCATGCTCGACCCGTTGCAAATCGGGACTCGGGTTGTCGGTGAGCTTGCGAGGTGAAGGGCTGTCATGTTCGTTCGCTCCGGTCGGTTCGGTCGTGCTTCGACCTTGGGGATAGTATATAGGCAACCATTGCCCAAGGCAAGCATTGCCTAGATGTGACTTGTACCTATTCGCGCCGCACGCTTGGCTTCCCGGGCGGGCACCCGGAAGCGAACGGTGTACCCGCGGGCGCGCGACTCAAAGTAGTCTGTGAAATAGGCCGCCCCGCAGCGCGTGCACACGTTGTACAGAGGTGCGACGCAGTGCAGGGCATGGCCGAACAGGCACCGAAGGCTCACGGCGACACACCGCGCGCCTTGGCAAGCGCAGCGCGGGCGCGCTGCACCGATTCACGCACCGCGTTGCCGCGGTGCTGTGCAGCCAGCATAACGAGGTCGTCGAGGGCGCCGAGTAAGTCTGGCGCGGCGGCAATCAACGCCGCGTTGGCGTACTCGACATCAACCGAACGGGGGCGCCCGACCGTCCCGGCATAGACGCACCCGATGGCGGTGCCTTCCCCGGACAAGGGGATAGCGTGCACGGTGTACCCGCCCACGGCGACGGCGATTTTAGTCTCGCCAAGGCTCCAAGGGCTCGGGGTGTGCGGGGCGCTCATGCTGCACCCCCGGCCACGTGCTCGACCTCGGCCCGGGCGTACCGGGTTTCGATCACACCCTCAAGGCCGAACTCTTTGGCGACGAAATAGGGGAACTGGCCACACTGCCAGTCCGTGAGGTTGTCGAGGAACGCCGCACCCTGCGCCTTGAGGCCGCAGCGGGCGTGAGCGTAGTGCCTCACGCCGTACTTGATGAGGTGGTCGGTGGTCTGTTCTTTGCAAAAGCGGCAAGTGTTCATGTGTGTTTGCTCCGATTGGGCCCCGGGGTTCGCCCGGGGCCGTAAGTGTTAGGCCCGGATGATTCCGACCCGGGAGAGGTAGGCCACGAGTTCAAAGTAGCCGCCTTCGCGGTACTTGCCCCCGGCCGGGAACACGTAGTAAACCGTCTCGCCGTTCCGGCAGAGTTCGCCGATAAAGGGCTTCGCACGCTCGGCGAGCTTTTCCTGCCGGGCAAGGGCCTTATCCTCGGCGCGGAGCCGGCGGGCCATCCGGGTGTTGAGTTCGCGGTCGATGTCCATTTGCTTGCTCCGGTCGGTTCGGTCGTGCTTCGACCTTGGAGCTAGTATAGGCAACGCTTGCCTAATATGCAAGCCCTGCCTATATGGGGATAATACCTATGCCCGGAGCCTCACGGGCGGTACGTCCACCCATAGCAGGCCCCCGCTACCACCGAGCGTACACGGGCCGAAATGGGCCACGAGGGCACCGCCCTCGTCGGCCAGCCGGATGCGGCCCACAAGCGCCCGGATGGCCTCGCGCGCCGTGCCGATGTCCGCATCGGTCAAACGCTCGCGCAGGCTGGCCACGGTCAGCCGGTAGGCCCTTTCAAGCTGCCCCCGCGGCCCTAGCACTGCCACGGCCCGCGTCCGGCCGGCGGCATCCTGCGCGGCCGTGATGCGTTCCAGCATGGGCGCGGCGAGGGCCTCGTCGAGTTCCCCGGCGGCCACCATCGCCCGCAGCCGGGCGGCCTGCGCCGCCAGCCGGGCGACCTCGGCCGATGCCTCGGGGGCGACCTTGGGCGCGGCGAGGGCCCGGCGCATGAGCCCGAGGCCCCGCTCGACGGCCTCGTCGGATAGCAGCGCCCCGTACAGGGTCGGCAGCACGAGCCGTTCGGTGGGCTCCCGGCGGGCCCCGAGGGCCACCCCGCACAGGTCCGGAGCCGTCCGGTGCCGGGCGCAGTAGTAGGTGCCGCCCCGGCTCCCGGCGACCGTGAACGCGCCCCCGCAGGCGGCGCACTCCAACAGCCCCGAAAGGAGGTACTTGGGCCGGGCCTTGCCCTTGCCGGCGGTGCCCGACCGGGCGGCAAGCCGGGCCGCGACCCGGTCCCACGTCGCCCGGTCGACGACGGCCAACTCGGGCCGCTCGTGCACCACCCACTCGGCCCGGGGCCGTTCGCGCCGCTGGCGCTTGCCGGTGTCCGGGTCTTTCACCCACTGCGACCGGTTCCAGATGAGCCGCCCGACGTAGCCCTCATTGGTGAGCAACTCGTGCAGGGTGGTCGAAAGCCAGCGCCCATCGGTGCGGCGGCTCGTGCGGGCCCACTTCGCGCCCGGGCTCGGGACGCCGCGCACGTTCAAGCTCGCGCACACCGCGGCGTACGTCTCGCCGCCTGCGATGCGCGCGAAAATTTCGCGCACGACGGCGACCTCGGCGTCGATGGGTTCGCGCTTGGACGTGAACCCGTAGAGGCGCGACCCGGTGGGTTCGGCGCGCTTCGCCCGCGACTCAAGCGCGAGGTGCACCCGGTCGCGGATGCCGGCGCGCAACTCGTCGCTCATCAAACCGGACAACCCGGCCTGCATTCGCGCCGACCGGCTCGTGCTGTCGAACCCGTCGAGCACGCCCACGGTGCGCACACCGCGGAAGCGCCACCGTTCGATGATGCGAGGCAAGTCCGATTGTGAACGGGAGAGGCGCGACAGGTCGGCCACGAGCACGACCTCGACGCGCCGGTCGAGCACGGCCCGCTCTAACGCGGCGAGGGCTGGCCGATTGCCGACGGCCGCGCCGCTGATTCCCTCGTCGACGTGGTGCTCGACGATGGTGAGCCCGTGCCGCTCGGCGTACTCGGTGCACGCCCGCTGCTGATCGGTGATGCTCGACTCGGTTTGTCGGTCGGTGCTGAAACGGGAGTAGGTCGCGGCGTTACGCATTTGCGCACTGTACTCGGAAGCCCGGACAAAAGAAAAGGCGCCCCCGTTGCCGGGAGCGCCCGTTAGGCCACTAACCGAGGCCGTCGTACTTTTCGCGCATGTTCGCGAGGACCAAGTACATATCCTCCAACTTGCTGGCTTGAACCTCATCCGGTTCGGCTTCCATTGCGTCCATGACGGCGCACGCTGCCCGGTCATAGAAGTCATACATAGCCGCGCGGGTGTAGGCTTGCGCGCTGCGGCGCTTTGCTTTAGCGTTCATATCGTTCCTCGTTTGTTAAAGAGCAAGGCCCGGAGGGTTGGCAGACCCCCCGGGCTTTTCCATTATAGCACAAACGAGAAATTTTCGCAACCTGCAAATTTTCGCGATGTTCGCGCGGGCCTAGTTTTTCCGGCATTTCCGCGCACGCATCAAACTCGCCGCGCGCAAGCGCCTCAAGCGCCAAGCGCACGACGACATCAATGAGCGCGTCGAGTGCCGGCTCGTTCACGCGAGCAACCGGCGCGCAATCAGGTACGCGAACAACAGCACGAGCGCGAGCGCCAGCCACGGCGCGGCCTCGTCGGCACGACGCACACCGCGCTCGCGCTTTTCGTAATCGCCGCTCAACGCTGCAACCACCACAGCACGAGCACGACCGGCACCGCGCCGAGGAACGTGGCCACGGCATCGAGCAACTCGACGCCGTGCATTCCGGGCACGGCTTTGTTGTCGAGCCAATCGGCGTATTCCTTGACGCACCCGGCCACGCCCGTGGCGAGGAACGCCGCAGCGATGGGCGCGGGGATGCCAGCCCAACGCCCGCCCCACCAAATGAGCGAGGCAACGAGGGCCACGACGAGGCCACCGACAAAGTGCCCGACCTTATCCTTGGGGATGTTCATTCGGACACCTCGCCGCCCCGACTTGCTACTGGCTGGACAAGTGGTCTTGTGGCGTCAATGAACTTCTGCACCGCGGCGACATCTCCAGCGTCCATGCTGTCACGCCTACGGCCTAGCGCAGCCAGTGCCCAGTATTGCCAAGGCGGTTGAGCCTCGCGCTCGGTGTCGGTCACACGTTTCTCGGCGTCGGCAAGTTCGGCAAGCTCGGCCAGTAGCGCGCCGCGATCCTCGTGAGCCTGTCGGCCCATGTGGCGCGGGTCGAGTGCGGACATGGGTAGCTCGTCGGCCCGATGACGGGCGCGGATTGAATCAACGTCGAGCACGTTTCATTCCCTCCATTAGAAGCGCCTGCACCGTGGCCTTGGTTTCACGTCGGCGCATGACTAGCTCGTCGACCGTTCCCCGGGCGACGATGTGGTGCACGTAGACCGTGCGCGGGTGGCCGGATTGCGCCTGCCGCGTCGGCCCAATGCGTTCGATGATTTGCTGGTAAGGCTCAAGCGCCCACCAATGCGAGAAAAACGCGAGGTGTCGGCCGCCGTCCTGCAAGTTGAGGCCGTGGCCAGCGCTTTCGGGGTGCGCGAACAACACCGGGATTTTGCCGGCGTTCCAATCGCGTATGGTCTGCGGGTCGTGGCCGAGGTGCACACCCTTCGGAAAAGCCTTGCGCAGTCGCGTGAGGTCGCTGCGGAAGTGATACGCGACGAGCACAGGCTCGCCCGCGGCCTCGTTAATGATCGACTGTAGTGCCTGCAACTTGAGGTCGTGCACCTCGATCCACTTGCGGCTGTCGTCTGTCGTGCCGTCGTCGGTGTACAGTGCGCCGCTCGCGAATTGCAGGCACTTGAGCGTGCGGGTGGCCGCGTTGAACGCTTCGACCTCGTGCCCGCTGTCGAGTTGCGTGTACATGTCGCGCTCAAGCTCCCGGTACTTGACGCGGCAATGCCCGGGCATGTCGACATACACAGTATTGTTGACGAGTTGCGGCAAGTCGAAATAGTCGCCGGCCTCAAGCGACAGACACACATCACGAAGTTTCGCCGTGATGCTCGCCTGCGCGCTCGGCAGTGGCACCCACGTCATGCGGCCCGTATCGTCGGCAAACAACGGCCGGAACCAACGCTGCCGGAAATCGTCAATCGTCACGCCGAGGCGCTGGCCCCAATCAATAAACCACTGTTGACCCCACAGGTCGATGAGGCCGTTGGGGCTCGGCGTTCCGGTGAGGTTTAGCCAACGCTTTACCTTTTTGTGAGCCACGCGGCCGAGCGCGCGAGCGCGCACGCCACCACCGGAGAGGCGGAAATTTTTGAGCCGCGTGGACTCGTCGGCCACCACCGTGGTGAAAGGCCAGCGGTCGCCGAGTTCCGCGATGAGCCACTCAATGTTTTCGTAATTGGTGGTGTAGACCGTGCCCGGACGCGCGAGCGCGGCGCGGCGCTCGCGGGGCGTGCCGACCACCGGCACGACTTCGGTGGCCTTGAGGTGATCCCACTTGGCAGCCTCGTCGGGCCACGTCGATTGAGCGACGCGCAGCGGGGCGAGCACGAGCGTGGGCTCGCCGTAGACCAATTGCAGGGCGTCGAGCATCGTGAGCGCCGACACCGTTTTGCCGAGCCCCATGCCTGCCCACAGCGCGCCACGGTCCACCATGTACGCGTGGGAAATCATGGCGCGCTGATAGTCGCGGGGCTTGAACGGCTGGCGTGTCACCGGGCGAGGCTCTCGACTTCGCGCACGGCCTCGCGAAACGCGGCGAGTTGCCCGGCCTCAAAGCCGGCGCGGTACGACTCGGTGCGCTTGCCGCGCACGTCGAGCACAAAGCCCAACGCAAAGCCGATGGTGAAACATGCGAGCGAGGTGAAAAGCATGGCGCCTCCTAACGTTCAAAGAATCCGGCGACGATGAGGTCGGTGACGAAATCGACGACGCCCGCAGGCGTGCTCACGACGCCGACCGTGAACCCACGAGCGCGGAGCCGGTTGTGCTCCCGCAGTTGCGCCGGGGTCGGTTCCTCGCCCGGGCGCTTGCATTCACAGAACGCGACGCGGCCACGCCACGACAGCAAAATCCGGTCGGGCGAATTTTTGCGCCCGAGCGTTTTGTACTTGTGGCACTCGCCGCCTTGCGACTTCACGAGTTGCACAAGCGACCGCTCGACTGTCGACTCGCGCATCACTTCCGCCGGCAGTCTGCGCACACGAACGCGCGCCCGCGGTTGAGCATCGTGCCGCCCTTGACGGGCTTGCGCGTGTGGCAGCGAACACACGTACGGGCAGAGAGTTCAAGTTTGAAAGCGCGGCCTTTCGACACGTATAGGCAGTGGAAATTCTGCGGGGTTGGCATGGCGTTCAATCCTTTCGATAGCGCAATGTCTCGAAACCCTTGGACGCGAGCGGGAGGTCGGGCGCCCACTCGGGCGGCACCGACATCAAGGCGCCCAACTCGTTGCCGGTGCGGTGCGGGTCCGCCTCGGCAACAATCTCGTCGTGGATATGCAGCACGGGCGCGAAGCCGTGCGCCTCGGCGCGGAGCAAGCCCTCGGCCAGTACGTCGCGGCTCGACGCTTGCGTCGCGTTTTCGATGAATTTGCCGCCGTACGACGTGAGCCGATCCCACTTGCGCGTGTACTGATTCACGCCCCAATATGTGATGGTGTTTTTGCGGCCCGAGCCGTCGCAGCGGAAGCAATCGGCTTTTTCGAGCCCGATGAGTTCATCGCGCTCGACCATGATGAAGCCGCGGCCCTTGCAGAACTTGCACGGCAGCATGGCCACGGCCGGCTGCGGGTAGCACAGGAACCGACCGGACGGCAGGCGCATTCGCAGCCACGCACCCTTGCGCTCGACGGTGAGGTGCTCACCGATGGGCAATTCGACGTTGGGCTCCGCGATGGCGCGGCGCACGGCGTCGTCGGCCGTGTACCACAGTTGCACGATGTTCGGGTTGGCCGCGCGCCAACCCCGGACGATTTCGAGCGCCCGGGCCTCGTCGATGTCGACGCCGAAGTTTTTAGCCATCGTCGCGAACGCGCCGACGCTGCCCTGATACCCGCACGCCAACTCGGGGACCTTGCCCGACACTTGGCGCTCGTCGGGTGCGACTTCGGTGTGCGGCTTGCGCAGCACGTTGCCGGCCGTGATGAGGTACAGGTCGGGGCCTAAGCGCGCATAGTCGCCGCGGCCGTCGGGGATGCGGTTGCCGTGCTCATCGAGTTTAAAAGTGTCGTACGCGCGGAACGCATCGAGTTTCCACGTTTCCACGGCCAGCCAAGCGAGCTTGCGGCCCTCGATGTTGGACAGGTCCGCCACGCACAGGTGCAGCCCCGGCGGCGCGATGATGGTGCCGCGGAGCGCACTGCTACACATCGCCATCACGTCATCGACTAGGTCGAGGCACCCGAGCTTGAGCGCCTTGATACCCAACTCGACGGCCGGGGCCTTGTACGTCGGCCGCGGCAGGTTGCCCGGCTGCATCGTGCGGTGTGCCCACCGCGCGGTACGCGCCGCGCCGCAATACTGCATCGTGCCGCGCATCCGCCCGTCGCTATTGATGGCGGCACGGATGCGCGGGTACTTCGCCGTGCTCGTCGTGCTCGCGTCGAGCCGCACGAGTAGCAACTCGCGCACGGGCGCGGGCAGGGATTCATCCTCAAGCCGGCGCTCGATGGTCGAGGCGGTGAGGTCCGGCAAGTCGAGGTCGTACTCGGCCAACAGGTGCGCGAGCAACGCGTCGCGCTGTGTCGCGGCCTGCACCGCGCCGAGCGTAGCGTCGTCAATCTGATCGGCGAGCACTTGCTTGTGCGCGTCGACGGCCCTGATGGCGGCGTCGACGAGGGCCGTGTCGATGTAAAGGCCGCGGTCGTTGACGTGTTGGTCGAGCGTCCACACGCGCCGCTCGAAAGGGTTGGCCGGGTAGTTCCACCGCGGCATTTTCCGGTAGCACACGCGCATCGCTTCAATGTCGCGGCCCGCGTACGCCTTGAACTTGGCCCAATCCTCGGGGTGCGTCTCGCGCGTGTATCGCGGGAGTTTGTCGCGCGCCGGGCGGGGCTTGCAGAATAGGTTTATGAGGCGCTTGCCGTCTTTGTCTTTCGCTTGATCGGTCGGAACCTTGAGCACTTTGCACAGGCTGTCGAGCTTCGCGGGCAGGCTGTGGGCGAGGGCCACGGCCATCGTGTCAACGAGCTTGGCGAGCGGCACCTCGATGCCGAGCGCGGCGCGCAGCACGATGCGGTCGAACAACCCGAAGTTGTGCCCGACGATGGTGTCGCAGTGGAGCACATGCCGTGGGAAGCCCTCGCCGGCCGTGAGGTCGGCCACCTCGATGGGGCCGTCGTCGATGGCCCACGCCACGAGCATCACCTCGGCTCGCTCGGCGTAGCGGTACGACCCGGCGCTTATCGGCGTCGGGCTGTACGTCTCAAGGTCGAGGTAGCCCGTGCTCATGTGCGCCGCCTCGACTGACGCAGCCGCGCGTTTTCCACGTTAGTCACGAGCGCCATGTGCTCGGGGTTCACGCAGTAGGTTTCCCGACAGGTGTGGTCGACGGTCATGCCGTCGGGTATGGCGCCGCGGAAAGCCTCATATGCAACGCGGTGCGCCCACTTCGACGCGGGTGTGCGCCGGCCCTTCACGCGCACGGCAATGCGCCCGTAACGGTTGGCCTTGCACCCCACCCATATCCAACAGCCGGAGCCCTCGGGGTCGAGCACCGAGTTGGCCAATATCCGAGCTTCAAGGTTGGGGTACTTGGCCACGGTCACGCGTTCGGAGCGATGATGCGAGGGCCGGACGATTTCAATTCCTCAATTTTCTGGCGCACCGTCGCCGCGACGTGGGCCTTGAACTCGGTGAGGTCGATGCCGCCGCGCACCGCGAGCAACGCCACGAGCGTTTCGAGGTGCATTTGCATGAGGTGGCGCGTGACTTCCACGTCGACCGGGTTGACGCCCGTTTGCACCGACACGAAGGCTTGCGCCTGCGCGAAGCCCGCGCACGCGTGGGCGTATTCGGCTTGTATCTGCTCGGCGTCGTTGGCCGAGTTGAAGCCGTTCACTGTTTCGGTCATGGGTTGGCCTTAATAAAGAGGGGCGCCACGAGCGCGCCCCGGATGGATCACACGAGGGCGTCGTTTTCATCCTCGACACCCAAATCCTCAATTTCGCCCTGCGCGATGACAGCCGCGCCGGGGCCGAAGCGGTCGCCGTCGCGGTACGCCTGCACCCACGCGAGCGCGGCATTGATCCGCTTGCCGTGCTGCTGGTGGTCCTGCGCCCACAGGTCGATGCCCGCGTTGACGTAACAACCCGAGTAAACGGAACCGCCTTCGACCACGGGCGTGGTGCCGTCGCGCTCAACGACGGTGGGGCGCACCTCGCTGCTCGCGTTTACAAAGAAATTGCCCGGGTAGCCGGCGAGGTTCGGCTTGGCGTCGCCGTTGTAGAGGCAGAACTTGCCGCCGAGCTTGAGGGCCTTGAAATTGGCCTCGGCCTTGTCGGCCCACTTTTCGCGCGCCACGAGCATGGCCACGCGTTCGATTTCCTTGATACCCGGGTGTCCCGGCGGCATCAAAAAGGCGGCGGTGAACTTGGGTTTCCCCTGCCCGTTAATCTGCTCCGCGGTCCAGAGCTTCGGGAACGCGAGGCGCACATTGGAGAGCTTCACGCGGCCAATTGGAAGTTTCGTGCTCATTAGATCAATTCCTCATCGGTTGAAAGGTCGTCAATGTCATTGGTGCGGGGCGTGACGACGATGGCCTCGCGCTTGTCGGATACGGGTGCAACGCTCTTGGACGGCTCGCCCTGAGTGATGAGCGGCGCGAGCTTCCCCCACTTGCGGGGCTTGCCCTTGAGCACTTTCTCGACGGCCGGCGGGCTCGCGAGCTTGTAGGTGTACATCTCGTCGGTTTTGAGCCGCATGGCCTTGAGCACGCGCTCGACCTCGGCCTCGTCGGTCCACGACCGAGCGGGGCGTCGGCCCTGCACGAGCTTGAAGCCCTCGACGGGCTGGCCAGCGAGTAGCCGGCGCTCGACCTCGGCGCGCACGGCCCTGCACCAATCCTCGATGAGCGGCACCGCGACCATGGCCTTGCCGAGCACGTCCGCGCCGACGTTGGCGTCGGGCACGCGCGGCTCGTCGGCCACGGGCTCGATGTCGCCGCACGTCTGCGCCTTCACGAACGCCGCAAGGTCGGGGCAAATGGCCTTGGCACGGCACCACCGGCAGGTGTCGCGGCCGGGGTTGTACGTCGGCTCAACCTTGCCCGCGAGCACGTCGAGCGCGAGTTGCGCCGCGGCGTTCGCGCGCTCGCCGAACGCGTAGAGGTCCAACGGCGTCACCGTCCACTCGGTCGGGCCCTTGATCCGCGGTTGGTGGATCACGAGCCGCACGGTGTCGATGTCGTACGCGAGGTCGAACCGCGCGAGGGACCCGAGGGCGTAGAGCATCAATTGCCCGTTTTCCTCGGCATCGACTTCGACGCCCATGCCGTATTTGAGGTCGTGCACCTGTAGCTCGGTGCCGCGCACGATAATCACGTCGGCCGTGCCCCAACATCCGGCCACGTAGGGCGTCACGTCGACGCGCTGCTCGACGTGGAACTCGTCGGCACCGTCCGCGAGCGCCTTGACCGTCGCGACGTAGTTGCGTCCGATCACGTCGACCATGTCGGCCGTGATCGGCCAGCCGTTCGGCGCGTTGGTGCCGATGAGCCCGTGCCCGTCGTTGCCCGACTCAAACATGTAGGACGCGAGCCAGTGTGCCGCCGTGCCCTCGCGGCTGTACTCGCTATCCCCGTCGGGGCGGCCGACTGACAGCGCGAGCGAGCCCGGGCAGTTGCCCCACATTTCGTGACCGCTCGGCGCGATGGTCGCGTGCGCGGCCTCGCCGACGGCGATAGGCTCGGCGCTCATGCGGTCAACTTCGCCAGCAGTGCCGGGTACTGCTCGGGCGTGGCCGCACTCGCCTTGGGCAGATTGAATTCCTTGAGCACGTTGACGACGAACTCGCGGCCCTTGCCTTCGACGGCCGCGTTGACGGCCGCGCGCACGTCATCGAACGTCGGGGCCTTCGCCTCGGGCTTCGGCTCGGCCTTGGGCGGCGCGGCTTCGACGGCCGCGACCGGCGGCGCCGTCTCCTCGACCGCGCGGGCGGCCGTGGCCTTGCCGACACTCGAAACCTTGCTCGTGCCCTTGACCGCTTCGGTCAGAAGCGCAACGGCGCTTGTGTTCGCCTGAATGAGCGTAGACAGTTTGGCGATTGATTCCTCAAGGCTCATGGTTCGTATTCCTCGTGAAAAGCTGCGGCGAATGCCGCGGCAAGGTCGTGGGCCTCGCTCGCGAGTTGTGCGAGCGCGGCGTGCATTTCGGTGGCGTTGTTGCGCATGTCGTCGGCCTGACGCGCGAGCGCCGTGAGGCGCGCGGGCAAGCCTTCCGCGGCGACGTGGACGGCCGCGAGGTCGACGATGTTGGCCTCGCCCACGTCGATGCAGTCGCGCAGTCGGCGGGCGAGGTCGTGAATGAGGGCCGAGGTGAAAAGGTCCGCTTGCGTGTTGGTCGCGTCGACGAGGCGCAAAACCTCCTCGTCTGTGAACGCGCGAAGGTAGGCACTCACTCGCGCACCCCGCGGGTGGCAAACCACACAAGGGCGAGGATGACGGCCCAAGTGAGGGCCTCAGAGAGCAAGTCCGGTTCGCACATTGGTCGTTCCCCGTTCGGTTCGATTCGTGACCGGGGAGCGATGTTACGCAAATGCAAAACAGACTGTCAACAGGGTTACACGTTTGCGTACGTCACAGGCGCAAGAAAGCCGGCCCGAGGGCGGCCGGCTTCACGCTCTAGGTCTGCCCGCTATACGTGGGCGAGGTACACGTACAGGTGCGCAGCGGTGAGTGCCACGAGCATCGCGCCGAGGCCGCAGAGCAAGCCCACGCGCAAGGCTTGCTTTCTGCGGCATTCCCGCAACGGCGCACTGTTTTCGATTATCGCCCTGACACGCTGCTCAATTAACTTTTCCATGTTCGCGGCCTAGTGGGGTTGGGCTAATCTTACCAAAAACGCAATTTGAGCCGCGTCAATATGCCCCAACTCGGTCGCGCGTGCGTACGCATTTGCGGCGATGTCCGACAGTTTTTCTGTGTTCACCGCGCCGACCTTGTCGGCGTCCGCGATTGCGTCGAGCACTTCGGCCAGCAGCCCCGCGTTAATGGCCACTGGCGCCGGCGGGTCCGGCAGCAATCGCGCGTTGTCCATCCATCCATCCCGGCGGGAGCTTGAGCGTGGACTCGATGCGCCGCGCAGTTTTCTCGGTAATTGCGCGGTTGCCGCTATTCATCTGCGACAGGAACGGCGCTTGCAAGTACCCCAATTTGCGCGCCAAGGCGCGCAGGCCACCCCATTGCTCGATGAGGGCCCGCAGGTTCGCACGCCGAACGGCCTGCATATCCATTGGTGTCACCCGTCTAGTTGTATGAGGTTCAAGTCTAACGTCCCGGATATTACGCCTTTGCGTAATTTCATTCCGTGCGGTTCCGCACGCAGTTGCGCACAACGTTTCGCAAATGTATAACAGCGAGGTTTCCTCCCTCGGGCACCCCCGTGCGTAAACCCCACTTGACAGGTTCCGAAAAATGAGTGCAGCCCTCAAAAAATTCATGGACTTAGCAACGCCCGCCCAACAGGCGCGGCTTGCGGAACTGGCCGACACGTCCCGGTCGTACCTGTATCAACTCGCGTCCGGCCACCGGGTCGCGAGCGCGGAAATGGCCATCGCCATCGAGCAAGCCACAAAGACCATCCGCCGCGGCGCGCTCAAGCTGCCGCTCGTGCTGCGCACCGACCTCGCGCGGGCTTGTAGCACTTGCGTTTACGCAAAGCGGGCTCAACGCGCGTGAGCGCAAGCGGGGGTTTTATGGCAATCAAAGCAATCGAAACGGTGTATCGAGGCTATCGGTTCCGGTCGAGGCTTGAAGCACGGTGGGCCGTGTACTTCGACGGGCTCGGCTTGCGCTGGCGTTACGAATCGACCGGGTGGGACTTGCCGAGCGGGCCGTACTTGCCCGACTTCGCGCTGCTACTGCCCGACATGGCCCGCCGGCCCAAGGGCGCACAGTATTGGGTTGAGGTGAAAGGGTGCGAACCCACGGCCGAGGAAAAAAGGCTGTGTCGTGAACTGACGGCGGCCACCAACCACCGCACGTTTTTGGTCGTGGGCGATCCGATTGAGACGTTTGAGCGCGGGTATTGGGTGGTGCGCGGCGGCTACGCCGTCAACACGGGTGAGCCCACACCGTTTCAGTTTACCGGCGCCCCCGGCGAGGATATGGCGCACCTGCGGAACGCTCGCCACTTCTGGCATTCGGACAGGGCCCCGCAGGCCGCGACCGCGGCCCGACAAGCGAGGTTTGAGCACGGCGAAAATGGGGCGCCAGCGTGATGGCCGCGGCAAACGCCGACAGCGTGCTCACCGTCGCACACGCTGCCGTGCAATACGTTGCGAGCGGATGGGCCCTCGTTCCGATCCCGGCGGGAACCAAGGGACCGACCTCAAAAGGCTGGAATACCCGGGAGAATTGCATCACGAGCGCCGAGGATGCGCGCCGGCTCCGCGGCAACATCGGGCTCGCCCACGCTTACAGCGGCACCTGTGCGCTCGACATCGACCGGCTCGATGAGGCCCGGGCATGGTTCACGCTCAACGGCCTCGACATCGACCGTTACCTCGCCGCGCCCGACCGCGTCGGCATCAAGTCGGGCCGCCCCAATCGGGCCAAGCTACTTTTCCGCCTGCCAACGCCGCGCGTGAGTGCATCGGTGCGGGTGGGCAAGGTCGAGGTCGTGCAGTTTCGGTGCGCCTCGGCCACCGGTCGCACGTTGCAGGACGTGCTGCCGCCAAGCGTGCACCCCGAGACGCGCGACGCGTATGAATGGGATTACGACGACCTTGTCACCGACTGGCGCGAACCTCCGCCTATGCCGGCGGAACTGCTCGCGTTGTGGGACATCGCGGCCGAGGGCGATACGCTGCCCGCAAGCACAGAGCCCCGCGACCCGGTCGACAACATCCGCACGCCCACGGGCGTAAGCCTCGCCGCGGCCCGCACGCTGCTCGCGACCCTCGACCCCGATGCCGATTATCTGGAATGGTTGCGGCACGGCATGGCGCTCCACCACGAGTTTGGTGACGAGGGTTTCGAGCTTTGGGATGAATGGAGCCGCACCGATAATTACGGCGGGCACGAGTTGCTTGAGCGCAAATGGGAGAGCTTCGGCCGATCAGGCGGCACGCCGATCACGTTGCGTTACACCATCAAAAAGGCCGCGGAAAAAGGCGTCACGGTGCCCAAGGCCGAGCCCGCGCCGCTGCCCGCGGGGCGGTTCGCTTTCGAGCGCGCCCACCTATTCGCCGAGCGAGCGCCACCCGATTGGCTCGTGCGTAACCTCATTCCCGAGCGCGGGCTCGTGATGGTGTTCGGGGCCTCGGGCAGCGGTAAGACTTTCGCCGTACTCGACATCCTTGGAGCGGCAGCACGGGGCGAGCCATGGCGACAGCGGGACACCCGCAAGTGTCGCATAGCCTACGTGTGCGCCGAGGGCGCCGGGGGCTTCCGGTCGCGCCTCAAGGCGTGGGCGATAGGGGCGGGCGTAAACCTCGCCGACGTGCACATCATCGTGCTCGGCGACGCCCCGAACTTTCGCGACGCCGCCCACGCCAAGGCCGTCATCGAGGGTATTGAGACGGCCGGGGGCGCGGACATCGTTGCCGTCGACACACTCGCACAGGTGAGCCCGGGCGCCAACGAGAACAGCAGCGAGGATATGGGCCCGGTGGTCGCGAACTGTCAGGCCGTCATTGCGCGGACAGGGGCGGCCGTGGTGCTCGTGCACCACAGCGGGAAAGACGCGAGCCGCGGGGCCCGCGGTTGGTCCGGAATCCGCGGCGCCCTTGACGCCGAAATCGAAATCACGCGGGAGGGGCAGACCCGGGAAATCCGCATCACCAAGCTCAAGGACGGCAGCGACGACGAGGCCCCCATGCCGTTTATGCTCGTGCCCGTCGAGGTGGGGCACGACGCCGACGGGGTGGTCGTGACCTCGTGCAAGGTCAAGCACGACGACCCGAGGCCCCGACCGGTCAAGGCCCGGCAGCCATCGGGCGACAAGCAAAAAATCGTGCTCCGCGTGCTCACGGACCTCGTCGGCGCTTCCGTGGTGGGTTCGGTGCTCGTCGAGGATGTCGTCGAGGCATCCGCCCCGGCCATCCCGAGGGAATCCACGAAAGAGGATCGGCGGAAGCGGGACGCCCGCCGGGCCCTGCTCGGGCTCGCGGCGGCGAACTTCTGCCAGATTTCGGGCGACGAGGTGACGTTGTGAATACGCATAAAATTGCAGATTCAGCTAACCGCCCAAGCGCCCATCACCGCCCATGGGCGCCCGTGGGCTTTTGGGCCTACGCCCATCCCGCCCACACCCCTATAAGGGGTGGGCGGTGGGCGGTCGACGGGCGGGCGGTTCGCGCAAATCTTGCGCGATCCGCCGGGGGTGGCCGATGAGGGCCCCCGACTGGGTTCGGGGCGCACTCGGGGCGTGGGCGCGGCAGTGGTGGCGCATCCACACGACCGACGCAAGCATCGCCGGCACGCTCGGCAAGATACGCACCGAGGCCGAGGGCGCGGCGCACAGCCGGGCAGGGCAGCACTTCGACGAGGTGTACACCGGGGACGCACTGGCCGTACGCCTCGCGCTGGACGGCGCCCCGTGGGCGGTGTGGCAAATCCTCGGGGCGACCTACCTGCCCCGGGGCGAGTACACGGCCGGCGAGCGCGCGAGGGCGCTCGGCATCAGCCGGGCGGAATACTTCGCCCGGCTCGACGCCGCGCACTGGTATCTGGTTGGGCGAATCGAGCGCGAAAACCCCGGAAGCACCGCGGAACCGTCTAGACGGCTCGGGGGCTAGGTTTCTCGGCGTTACCCTATTGCGTACACCCCCGAAAGTGTGCTCACATCACGCGCGAGCCTACAGGCTGGCCGTCGCTCCCCCTAAGAGACGACGCAACCACGCCAAAGCTCACCCCCGACGGCCGCGGCAACCCCGCGGCCGTTTTTATTTGTGCCTCGCGGAGCCGACACCATGCTCGTCGACACGATCTATGGCCCGATGGTTGCGTACGTGCTCGACAAGCGCGTCACCGATGAAACCAAGCCGAGCGACACCATGCCCGGGATCATCGAGCGGGTCGAGGCAACCGAGTATTGGCTCGGGGGCGAATGCGTGCACCGTTCGGCGCACGTCACCCTCACTCACGCGCCGGCTGGCGCAGACACCGGGAGTTTCTAAGCCATGGCCAACAGCGCAGGCGTGTGCATTTCGTTCAAGGCCGAAGTGATGATGGGCTACCACCAACTCGGGCAGCCCACGCTCGGCACGGCGCGCAGCACGACGACGCCGACCAATGACACCATCAAGTGCGCGCTGTACCTCGCGTCGGCGTCCATCACCCCGAGCACGACCGCGTACACCGCGACGGGCGAGGTGTCGGGCGGTTCGTATGCGGCCGGCGGCGTTACCGTCACGAACGCCAACCCGCCGGTCGTCAACAGCACGGCCGGATGCTGGACCCCAAGTGCGAGCATTGTGTTTCCGTCGGCGACGCTCGCGAGCTTCGATACGGCGTTGCTGTACAACTCGTCGCAGGGCAATCGCGCGATTGCGGTGTACACGTTCACCGCGCAGACCATCACCGCGGGTGTACTGACGCTCACGATGCCGGCCAACACCATCGGCAACGCACTGTTGCAGATTTCGTAAGGCGCGGCCGTGGCCGACAACACCACACTCAACAGCGGCACGGGCGGCGACACCGTCCGTGACATCGACCGCGCGGGCGTCAAAACCCAAGTCGTGCAACTCGACGCGGGTGGCGCGGCTGCGGAATCGTTGGTCAGCAGCACAAACCCGTTGCCGGTGCGGTTGAATGACGGCACCAACCTGCTCACGTTTGTGCAGGCCACGGTGGACGGTGAGGCCGGTACGGATTGGCAGGTTCCGACCGAGGCATACAACCGCGCGTGGAACGGCAGCGGGTGGGACCGGCTGCGCATGTTCGCAACCGGTGGCCTACAGATTGCGCCACAGCCCGCGCCAGCCGCGACGACGGGCGCAATCACGACGGCCGCAACGACGGTCGGCCCCGTCACGATGGCGCAGTACGACGGCGCGACCGTCGTCATCAGCGGCACCCACGCGGGCATCAACCTCACGTTTGAAGGCTCCAACGACAACACGGTGTGGTATCCCATCATGGGGGCGCAGACTGACACCGGGCTCGTTGCGGCCGGTGCCACGGGCGTCATCACATCGAACGCCACTCGCGCGTGGAACATCGACCCGGGCGAGGCGCTGTATATCCGCGTGCGCTCGACCGCGTGGACATCGGGCAGCGGTGCAATCAACATCCTCCTCGGCATGTTCGGCACCGATCCGGTGCCGTCCGCCATCGTGCACGGCCCGGTCGCGGCAGGCGCCGCGGCGGCCGGCAACCCGGTGCAGTTGGCCGGCCAATTCAACACGGCCCCGGCCACGGTCACGACGGGACAGGTTGCGCCACTGCTCACCGATGCGAACGGTCGATTGATTGTCGGCGGCGCTGCGGCATCGGCCGCGGCCATCGCGGGTAATCCGGTGCTGATGGGTGGCACGTTCACGACGACGCCGCCCACGGTTACGACCGGGCAGGCGGTGAACCTCCAGACCACGAACCGCGGCGAGCAACTCGTCGCGATCTCCTCGGGCGCGACGGCCGTGGCCGTCAAGGCCGCGAGCACGGCCGCAGCCGCAGCCGACCCGGCTCTCACTGTCGCACTGTCGCCGAACATGGCGCCGACGTTGAGTGCAGTGAACTCGGCCGCGACGACCAACGCCACGAGCGTCAAGGCGTCGGCCGGTACGGTGTTCTCGGTGTGTTGCAGCAACACGGGCGGCGCCGCGGCATTCGTGAAGCTGTACAACCTCGCGACGGCGCCGACCGTGGGCACGAGCGTGCCGGTGCTCACGATTTCGGTGCCCGCGAGCGGAACCGTTACTATTGATTTCGGCACGTTCGGCTCGCGCTTCGGCACGGGCATCGCGCTCGCCATCACCAACCTCGCGGCCGATACCGACACGACGGCCGTGGCCGCGGCGCAAGTCAAGGTGTTGACCAACTACGTGTAAAGGGCGGGCGCTGTGCTTCTAGCCCTTCAAAACCTCATCAACCTACGGGCCGCAGGTGGCGGCCCGGTTTCGATTGCTCTGACCGGCCGCTCGGCGGCGGCGACGGCTGGCACACTCACCACATCCAGCACCAGCGCAGTCGCACTCACCGGGCGGGCAGCGGCGGCCACTGGCGGCGTTGTCACGTCGTCGGTGGCCGCTACGGTCGCCCTTACCGGGCAGGCCGCAACATCGGCTGCGGGCCTCGTCACTACGTCGAGCACGTCGGCGATATTGCTGACAGGCGTGGCCGCGACGGCAGCCGCGGGCCTCGCCACAACGGCGAGCACAAGCACGCAGGCGCTCACAGGGCAGGCTGCGACCGCATCCGCGGGCCTCGTGACGCCGACGCAGGGCACCACAGTCGCCCTGACGGGACAGGCCGCCACAGCGTCGCAGGGCGCTGTAACGACATCGAGCACGAGCACACAGGCGCTTGCGGGGCAGGCTGCAACCGCAGCCGCGGGCCTCGTCACTACATCGAGCGCGGTGTCGTTGCTGCTCACCGGCCAAGCGGCCACGGCAGCCGCGGGCGCACTCACGCCGACGCAGGGCGCCACCGTGGCGCTCACGGGGCAGGCTGCGACAGCAGCCGCGGGCCTCGTTACCACGTCGAGCACAGGCACGCAGGCCCTCACGGGCCAAGCCGCAACCGCAAGCGTCGGCACGATTACGCCGACGCAGGGCACCACCATCGCGCTCACCGGGCAGGCCGCAACGGCCTCGGTGGGCGCTGTCGGCATTTCAGCGACGATGACGTTGGCCCTGACGGGCCAAGCCGCGATTGCGGCAGCCAATGCGCTCACGACAGCGAGCACAAGCTCGATTGCAGTGACAGGGCGCTCGGCAACGGCGAGCGTAGGCGTACTGACGCCGACGCAAGGCAATGTCGTCGCACTCACAGGCCAAGCGGCCACGGCGAGCACGGGAACGCTCGGCACGACGAGCACGGTGTCGCTTGCCCTCACCGGACAGGCTGCGGCAGCCGCAGCGGGGGCCGTAGCAACATCGAGCGCGATTTCGGTTGCGCTCACGGGCAAATCCGCAACGGCCTCGGTCGGTGCGGTCACACCAACGGTCGGAATCACCATCGCACTCACCGGGCAGGCTGCAAGCGCAGCGGTCGGTGCAATGGCTACGTCTCAAACGAGTTTTGTGGCGTTGCTCGGTGCTGCCGCAGCGGCATCGGGCGGCATCATCGTGCCTACGGGCGCGGACGTATCGGCGCATCCCGCGGCGCTTGCTCGCACGCTCACAGTGGCCGAGCAAAGCCGAATGATGCGCGCCGCAGGCGAACTGCGCGCGTTAGTGGCAAGCGAAAATAATAGGACGCTCACCCAATGACGCAGGAACTACTGCGCGACTCGTCGTTGCCGTATTTTGAATTTTTCATGCGGCCGGGCGACAAGCTCGACTATGCGTTTGAGTGGGCCAATTGGCTCGCATCACGCTGGCTGCCCTCATACGGCTTTGCAATCAATGCGACGATTCGCCCGCGCAAGTCTACGGGCTATCAGTACACAGTGACGACGCCCGGCCTTTCGGGAAACGTTGAGCCCACATGGCCCACGACGCTCGGCGCGACCGTCACCGATGGCTCGGTTGTGTGGACGTGCGAGGCCGTTGACACGCAAAGCCTCGCGACGACGATTTCGACGGCCCTATGGTCGGCCGATTCGCCGTTGACGATTGCATCGAGCATTCTCACGGGCACGAATTCGACCGCGTACGTGAATGTGCCGAGCAATGCGTCGGACGGCGATTACTACGTGCGCAACGACATCACGCTCGCCAATGGCCTCACCAAAGAGGGTGTATTGCTCATCAAGGTGCGCGCCAAGCAAATTTAAAATGGCATACGTTAGCGTCCATGGCGACATACACAAGGCGCTTTATAAATTGGCCATGACGAAGGCCGAAGCGCGCAAAGCAATCGTGCGAGCGCTGAATCGCACAGCGGACAGCACAAAGGTCGAAGCCGCTAGGCAGATCAAAGCATCGGGCTTCGGTGTGAAGGTGGCGACAATCAAAAAGTCGCTCAGTGTACGCAAGGCTGTAGGCGACATACTGCAAGCCGAAGTGCACAGCAGAGGTCGACCGATTCCACTGATTGAGTTCAATGCGAGGCAGACTAAAAAGGGCGTCACAGCAAACGTCAAAAGAGGGCGCAAGCTGTGGCCGGGTGCGTTTATCGCGACCATGTCCACGGGACATACGGGCGTGTTTACTCACAAGCCCGGAATGCAGACAGGCAAGCGTGGAAAGCCGATCCACAACCGCACGATCCGCGAGGAGTTCGGGCCGGGTGTGCCATCGCAGTTTGGCAATACAAAGATCATGGCAGGGCTCAAAGAGTTTGCACGCGATGAGTTCATCAAGCGTGCAGCGCATGAGTTCAAGCGCCTGCAAGGCATTGCATAGTAGTGTGATGAGGTTCGCTCTTATGCAATTGCGGGCCAGAAAAAATGCACGCATTGCGTGGGCCCTACCTTCGCGGGTCCTTCTACGCGTAGTGAAACCGGGAGGCCAAGACCGCCCGGTTTTCGCTAATTTTCGCGGGGCATAGGCAACGCCCCAATCCGCAAAAACAGGCACTTACGAATGGCCGCAGGCCGCAAAAAGGCGCCGCAAGCGGCTGCCAAATCGAAAAACGCAAAAGAAACGGATGCGGACGCGCCGCGGCTGCGCACGCATACGCCCGTCACGGGCGCGCACATGTCGGCGGCGACGTTCGCCGATGAGTTGGGCTTTGACGCCGCGACGGTGCGCGACAGACTGCGCGCCATCAATGCGGAACCGTCCGGCGAGTTCCGCGGCTTCCCGCTCTATCGGTTGCGCGACCTCTACCGCGCGGCGGTGTCGACGGCCGACGGCAAGATTGACCCGGAAAAGCTGCGGCCTTTCGAGCGCAATGCGCACTACAAGGCCGAGCGGGAAAAACTGGAACTGCAACTAGAGTTGCGCGAAGTCATCCCGCGACTAGAAACAGAAGCGGGCTATGCCCACGCGTTCAAACACGTCGCGCAGTTGTTCGACACGCTGCCCGACATTTTGGAGCGCGAGTGCGGCGCAAGCCCGGACATGCTTTCACGCGTTGAGCGTGCGCTCGATACGGTGCGCGAGGAACTGTACAAGCGCCTCGTCGCCGAGCGCGACGACGCTGCCGACTTGATATGACGTTCGCCCGCGACATCGACGTGCGGCGACAGGTCGCCGAGCTTGTGCGCGCGCCTCGCCGGGTGAGCCCGAGCGTGGCTGCGACGCGGCACTTGCTCACGGAAAAAGGCCCGTGGTCGCCGGACCTCACGCCGATGCTCACCGAGCCGCTCGACGTGCTCGGTGGCCGGCGCTACACGGGCGTCGTGTTTGTCGGGCCGGCGCGCACCGGTAAGACGATGTCTTTGATTCTCGGCGGTGTCACGTACATCGTGACGTGCGCGCCGGGCGATACGCTTGTCGTGCAAATGTCTCAGGACGCGGCGCGGGATTTCTCGCGCACCGACCTCGACCGGGCTATCAGGAACTCGCCGGCATTGGCTGAGCGCCTGAGCCCGCGGGCGCGCGATGACAACACGTACGACAAATTTTTTCGCTCGGGCATCGTGCTCAAGCTCGGTTGGCCGGCGGTGTCGCAGCTATCTAGCAAAACGCTGCAATACGTTTTTATAACGGATTACGACCGGCCCGAGAATCGCGACAACGTGGACGGTGAGGGCCCCATGTGGGACCTCGCAGCGAAACGCACTGAAACGTACATGAGCCGGGGCAAGTGCCTCGCGGAGTCGAGCCCGGGAGAGGATTATCTTGACCCCCGCTGGCGGCCGAGCACGCCGCACGAGGCGCCGCCCGCCCGCGGCATTCTGAGCCTGTACAACCGGGGCACGCGCGCCCGGTGGTACTGGCCATGCAAGCACTGCGGCGAGTACAGCGAGGCCGCCCCGGGGCTTGAGCCGTTCGACTTGCCCGGGTTTGACGAGCTTGTCGAGTCGGTGCAGTCGCAGGACATCATGGCGCTCGCCGAGACGTTCGCGCGGGTGGTCTGCCGCAAGTGCGGCGGCGTGCACGACATGGCCGACCGCGCGGCGATGAATGCCCGCGGCCGGTGGGTGCACGAGGGCCAGCGGGTGAACTCGGCCGGCGTGGTCGAGGGCGAGCGCCGTCGGTCAAACATCGCGTCGTATTGGCTCGGGGGCTGTGCTGCCGCCTATCAGCGGTGGGACGGCATCGTGCTCAAGTACCTGCAAGCGGTGGCCACGTACGCCCGCACGGGCGACGAGATGCCGCTCAAGGCCACGACCAACACCGACCAAGGGGCCCCGTACCTGCCCCGTGCGGCGGCCAAGCGGCGCACGGCCGACGACCTACTGCGGCGCATGGAGCCGTGGCCCAAGGGCACGGTGCCGGCCGGCGTGCGGTTCCTGACGGCCGCGGTCGACGTGCAGGCCAACCGGTTTGTCGTCGAGGTGTTCGGGTGGGGCGAGGCGCTTGAGTCGTGGCTCGTCGACCGGTTTGTCATCACGTCGAGCCTTCGCCCCGAGGGCGACCGCACGGCGGCGCTTGATCCCTCGTCGTACGTCGAGGATTGGCTCACGCTCGAAAGCCAAGTCATCGGGCGGCGCTACCCGGTGGACGGCCAGCCCGGGCGCGAGCTTCGCGTACTCGTGACGATGTGCGACTCGGGCGGCCGGGACGGCGTCACCGACAACGCGTACAAGTTTTGGCGGCACTGTCGGGGCAAGGGCCTCGGCAAACAATTCATGCTCATCAAGGGCACGGGTGCGAAAGACGCCGCGCGGTGCGTGTTGACGTGGCCGGACAGCCGAGGCCGCAAGGATCGAAGCGCCGGCAGCAAGGGCGACGTGCCCGTATGGCTCGTGGCCACCAACACGCTCAAAGACGGCGTGAGTGGCGACCTCGGGCGCACTGAGCCCGGGCCGGGATACCACCACATCCCGCAGTGGGTTGACCGGCCGTACTTCGATGAGATGAGCGCCGAGGTGCGCACGCCGAAGGGTTGGGAGCGCAAGCCCGGCGAGCGCAACGAGGCATTCGACTTGCACGTTTACAACCGCGCCGCCGTCATCGTGCTCGGCGGCGAGGCAATCGACTGGCGCGCACCGCCCGAGTGGGCCAAAGCGTTCGACGAGCGGCGCGAGGAACCGACGAGCACGCCCGGGGCGCCGTCGACGGCACGCCGTCGGCGCGTTCTGTCGCCCGGCATCTAACTAGCGAGGGCCCACATGGCCGGATACACACTAGCGCAGGCGCAGGAACATCTAGCCGCGTGGCTCGCGGCCGACCTCGCTGTGGCAGGCGGCCAGTCGTACACCATCGGGCAGCGAACGTTGACGCGGGCCAACGCCGCGGAAATCCGCAACAACATCATGCACTGGAATCGCCAAGTTGCGCAGTTGTCGCGCGGTGGCGGCCTGCGCGTCACGTATCCGACGGTGTAACCGTGAAGCCCACACTACTCGACAAGGTCGTTGCCTACGTGAGCCCCGAGGCGGGCGTCGCGCGGCTCAAGGCGCGCACGCAAATGGCCATTGCTGGCGCATGGGCGGGCGGCTCGCTTACGCGGCTGCAAACGGCCAATTGGGTGCCGTTCGGCGGTTCGCCTGAAACGGATTCGATGATTGATAGGCGCTGGCTGCGCAACCGTAGCCGCGACCTACAGCGCAACAACCCGCTCGCCCGCGGCGCCATCAATACGGTCGTCACGTCGGCCGTCGGCACCGGGCTCGTGCTGCGCTCGCGCATCGACGCCGAGGCGCTTGGACTGTCGCCCGAGGCGGCACAGAAATGGCAGCGGCACACGGAACGGGAATTTAGTTTGTGGGCCGACAACCCGCGCGCCTGCGACGCCGAGGCAACGCTCGATTGGTTCGGTCTACAGTCGCTTGCGTTCCGCTCGGCGCTTGAGTCGGGTGACACGTTTGCGGCGCTGCCGATGGTGCCGCGCGTCGGCTGCCCGTACGACACGAAAGTGCAATTGATCGAGGCCGACAGGCTCGTCAACAACAAGCTCATCGCCGACACCATCGACCTTTTCGGTGGCATCAAGCGCGGCAAGTTTGGCGAGCCCATCGAGTACCACATCCTGCGACAGCACCCGGGCGGGATGCTGTCGCCGGGCTCGTTCACTTGGGACATCGTGCCCGCGTTCGGCCGGCGGACTGGCCGGCGGAACATCATTCACCTCTATGACAAGCTGCGCCCCGGCCAGCCGCGCGGCTTGCCGTACCTGTCGCCCGTCATCGAGACACTCAAGCAACTCGGCGACTACACCGACGGCGAACTGCGCGCGGCGCTCGTGTCGTCGATGTTTACCGTGTTCGTTAAGAGTGAGTCGGGCTTTGGCCTCGGCGTGGGCAGCGACGGCAACCAAGCCACGAGCCCCGCGCAGACTGGCGACAACCTGCGCCTCGGCTCCGGTGCCATTGTCGACCTCAACCCGGGCGATGATGTGAGCTTTGCGAACCCGGGCCGCCCCAATACGGCGTTCGACCCGTTCGTGCAAGCGTTGCTTCGCCAGATTGGCAGCGCGCTTGAGTTGCCGTTTGAAATTCTCATCAAGCACTTTTCATCGAGCTACAGCGCGAGCCGCGCGGCGCTGCTCGATGCGTGGCGGTTCTACAAGGGCCGGCGCGCGTGGCTCGCTGCGATGTTCTGCTCCCCGGTGTACGAGGCGTGGCTCGACGAGGCCGTTGCCAGCGGGCGCATAGACGCCGAGGGATATTTTGACGACCCGGAGCGCCGCGCGGCCTACCTGCGCGCCGAGTGGATCGGCGACACGCAGGGCCAGATTGACCCGCTGAAAGAGGCCATGGCGGCCGAAAAGCGGCTCGCGCTCGTGCTCACGAGCTACGCCGACGAAACCACCCAACTCACGGGGCAGGACTGGCGCGACGTGGTCGCGGCCCGCGCGGCCGAGGAAAAGGAACTCACCGACGCCAAGCTGCGGCCGTTGCTGCCCGACGCCAAAGGCGTGCCGGTGGACCCGAACGGGGAGCCCCCGCAGGGCGTCCCCGGGGCCCCGGGGCAGCCCACGCAAGGCCCTGCGAAGCCGGCGCAGGGGCCGACCAAGCCGGCGGCCCCGACCGCACCCAACAAGTAACGGAGAAACCGCAATGCAGTTGCGCGACATCGTGGCCGCACCGTGGGCCATCGAGCCCGCCATGTTCGAGGAGGTGCAGGGAATCTATGCCCGGCACATGCGCGGCGAAAAGATCGACCTACAGGGCATCGAGGCCCGCATCGGTCGCCCGCTCAACAACACGCGCCAGCCAATGCAGGTCACGCCCGACGGCGTGGCCGTCATCGCGCTCGACGGCGTCATTGCCAAGCGCGCAAACCTGATGACGCAGATTTCGGGCGGCACGTCGTCGCAGATTGTGGGCCAGCAGTTTGCCGAAGCCCTCGCCGACGACAGCGTCAAGGCCATCGTGCTCGCGGTGGACTCGCCGGGCGGAACGGTGGACGGCACGCAGGCCCTCGCCGACCAAATCTATGCGGCGCGCGGCACCAAGCCCACCATCGCGTACGTCGACGGCACTTGTTGCTCGGCGGCGTACTGGATTGCGAGTGCGTGCGACAAGGTCGTCGTCGGGGGTGACACCGCGCAGGTTGGCTCCATCGGCGTCATTGCCACGCACGTCGACCAATCGTTTGCCGAGGCGCAGCGCGGCGTGCGCGTTACCGAAATCAAGGCCGGCAAGTACAAGGGCACGGGCTCACCGCACGCGCCGCTCGGTGCTGGCGAAAGCATCATGCAAGCTCAAGTCGACCACATGTACGCCGTTTTCCTCGGCGCTGTGGCTCGCAATCGCGGCGTGTCGGTCGACGCTGTCGCGCAGGACATGGCCGAGGGGCGGGTGTTCCTCGGTCGCAAGGCAATTGACGCGGGGCTCGCGGACGGTGTTTCCACGCTCGCCGATGTCATTGCTGAACTGTCGGGCGATTCGGAGTCGGATGACGACGAGCGCAACGACACTTTCGAGGCCGTCGGTGCCGGTGTGCCCGTGGTCGCTGTCGATTCAACTATCAATCACGAGGTTTCCACCATGCTCACCATTGAACAGGTGCGCGCCGAGGCCCCCGATGTCGCGCAGGCATTCGCGACCGCGGAGCGGGAGCGCATCGCCGCCATTCAGAAGTTGACGCGGCCGGGCTGCGAGGCCCTTGTCGCCGAACTCATTGCCGACGGAAAGACCACGGCGCCCGAGGCGGCGCTGAGGATTTTGGCCGCGGTCGACGCGCAGGCAGCGGCAAAGGCCGAGGCCGAGGCCGAGGCCAAGGCGGCCAAGCTCGCGGCGATCAAGGCCGACGCGGCCGAGGTTGTCGTTGCTGCGGCGCCGGCTGCGGATGCGGCCAAGGGCGACGACGCCATCGACTATCACCACGTTTCCCGCGAGGCCCGTGCCCTCATGGACACCGAGGCAGTGCGCGGCGTGAAGCTCACCGAGGCCGAGGCCGTCGCGCGAGTGCTCGCGCGGGCCAAGGTCTAACCCCATTTCGCATAAGGAACTCAGACCATGTCCAACAATGTTTTGCTCGCAAAGAGCTTCAACGCTGGCGGCACGATTGCGGCCAACAGCATCGTCAAGGCGGGATCGAACGATTACGACGTTTTGCAGGCCGGCGCGGCGACCGACTCGATTGTCGGCGTGACCATGGAAGTGGGCGCGTCGTCGGGTGAGCGCGTCGACGTTGTGCTCCTCGGCGTCGTCGACCTCAAGCTCGGCGGCACCGTCACGCGCGGCGCGCTCGTCACGTCGGACGCATCGGGCAACGGCGTCGCCGCTGCGCCGTCGGCCGGCACCAACAACCGCATCGTCGGTGTCGCGATGATTTCCGGCGTGTCCGGCGACATCATCCCCGTTTGGGTCGGCCTCGGCTCGATGCAGGGCTAACCGTCAACCATTTTTCATTGAGGTAATTTCAAATGTCACAGGCACCGTTTGTTATTCAGCCGCGGTTGACGGCGATTTCGCTGACGTACCGCAATCAGAAGTTCATTGCCGACGACGTGCTCCCGCGCGTCCCGGTCGAATCGTCCGTGTTCAAGTGGAGCAAGTACACGCTCGCGGACGGCTTCACCATCCCCGACACCCGCGTCGGTCGTCGCAGCGCGCCCGGTCAGATTGACTGGAGCGCGACCGAAACGTCGGGCATCTGTGTCGACTACGGCCTTGAGGATGCGATCCCCGTTTCGGACATCCTCAACGCCGAGGCGGCGCAGAAAACGCAGGGCGTCATGCCCATCGACCCGCAGGCCCGCAGCACCATGCTGCTCACGGACCTCGTGGCGCTCGACCGTGAGGCCCGCGCAGCCAACCTGTTGTTCAACGCCGCGACGTACCCGGCCGCGAACAAGACGACGCTTTCGGGCACGACGCAGTGGTCGGATTACACCAGCTCCAACCCCATCACGACGCTCATGGCCGCGCTCGACGTTCCGGTTGTGCGCCCCAACGTGCTCGTGCTCGGTCAGGCGGTGTGGACGGCGATGAGGCAGCATCCGAAGGTGACGGCGGCTGTGTACCCGCTCGGTGGACAGGCTGGCGGCGCCAGCCCGTCGGGCTCCATCGTGCAGCGTCAGGCGCTCGCGGCGCTGCTCGAAATCGACGAGGTCATCGTCGGCCCGGCTTGGTACAACAGCGCGAAGCCCGGCCAGTCGGCCGCGCTTTCGCGTCTGTGGGGCAAGCACGCGTTGCTCTACTACCGCGCGCCGAGCGTCACGAGCGTCCGTGATGTGACGTTCGGATTTACGGCTCAGTGGGGCGACCGCATCGCCGGCACCATCGAGCGTGACCCCAATGTCGGCCTCCGCGGCGGCACTCGCGTGCGCGTCGGTGAGTCGGTCAGTGAGGTCATCGCTGCGCCGGACGTGGCGTACTTCTGGCAGAACGCAGTGGCGTAAGTACCCCCCTTAATCGCCACCACTTCGGGGCCCCTCACGGGGCCCCGTCTTTTTGCCTAGCGAGGAAACACGCCAATGCAGACCAAGATTGCAGCGGATGGCCCGTACATCGCGCACATGGCCATCGCGCGGGGCGAGGTCGACGCCAAGGGCGTCAACACCGTCACGCTCATCGCGGCCGGGGAGCGGTTCGATATGGACGCCGACGCGGCCGACGCACTCATCGCGGTCGGTGCCGCCGATGAGTATGTCGCACCGGAAGCGCCCCCGGCCGACCCGCTCGTTTAACCCGAGCGCCCCCCGATGACCGAAGATTTGACCCTGTATTTTGCCGACTTCGGCGTTGAAGCCGTGGCCGGTGACGCACGGGCGCGCGTGCTTCGGTGGGCGCCCGATTCCGACATCATGGCGCAGCGGGTGCAGACCACCGGCCACGCCATCACCTACATCACGGCCGACTTTCCCGACCTCGCGCACGGCGACCTCATCGCCGTCGAGGGTGAGGAGTTTGAAGTACAGACGGTCAGCAATATCGACGACGGCGCCACGCGCGTCGCCGAGTTGCAGCGTACGCAGGTGCAGCGATGAGCAACCGCGAAAACATCCTCGCCGCGCTGCAAGCGAAATTCGACAAGCTCGGGAGCGGCGTCACGTCATGGCGCTCGCGCGAGGCGGCGCTCGCCCGCGCCGAGGGGCCTGCGATCATCACGCACCCCGAGGAGGAATCCGCCGAGCTTCTAGCCAACGGCATGGTCCGGCGCGACTTCGGTGTCGTCGTCACGGTCATCGCCCGTGGCCAGATTCCCGACAAGGTTGCCGATGGCGTGGTCGAGCGGATGCACAACACGCTCACGGCCGACCAAACGCTCGGCGGCTTGTGCGCGCGAATCGTCGAGGAATCGACCAAATGGGATTTTGAGAACGCCGACATGTCGGCGTGCATCGTTGAGGTTCGGTATCGGTTTCGATACATCACACCGGCCACGTCGTTGGCCATTCTTTCCTAGAGGTAAATAGCCATGCAATTCGCTTTCGGTGCCGGTGTACTCATTGGCACGCCCCTCACGGACTCGACCGGCACCGCCATCGCCAACCCCACCCCGGTGGAGTTCGGCAAGTTGCAGGAGGTGTCGCTCGACATCAGTTTTGAAAACAAGCCGCTGTATGGCTCCAACCAGTTTCCGGTGGCCGTCGGCCGCGGCAAGGGCAAGGTGTCCGGCAAGGCCAAGGCCGCGCAGCTAAACGGCGCGCTGCTCAATTCGGTCGTGTTCGGTCAGACGGTGTCGAGCGGCATTCTGTCGGACGTGTACGACACGACGGGCGCTGCGATCCCGGGCACCCCGTACCAGATCACCCCGAGCGTGCCGGGCTCCGGTACGTGGGCGCGTGACCTCGGTGTCAAGGATTCCAACGGCGTGCCGATGACGCGCGTGGCCTCGGCGCCTGCGACGGGGCAGTACAGCGTGGCGGCGGGCGTGTATACGTTTGCGTCGGCCGACACCACAAAGACCGTGTTTATTTCGTACCAGTACACGGCCACGAGCACGACGGCGAAAAAGTCGACGGTGCAGAACGTGCTTATGGGCTACGCGCCGAGCTTTTCGGCTGACCTCTATTTCCCGTACAGCGGGAAAACGCTTGCGATTTACCTGCGCAACGCCATCAGCACCAAGCTCACGCTCGCCAGCAAGCTCGACGACTTCCTGCTCCCTGAGTTCGATTTCGAGGGCTTCGCCGACTCGTCGGGCAACGTGTTCGACTGGGCCGTGTCCGAATGACGCTCAAGGTTCCGGGCACAGCGGTGCAACTCGGTGGGCGCGAGCGTGTGCTCGCGCCCATCAATGCCGCGACGTTCAAACAGTACCGCAACGAACTCAACACGGTATTTGGAGGCAACTCCATTCCCGACATCGAGTTTGTGGCGACGCTCGTGTACCACTCGCTGCGGCGCAATTACGACGACGTGACCGTCGAGGATGCGCTTGACTGGGTGGACGCGGGCAACTACGTCGACTTGCTCGACATCGTCGTCAACGTCTCGGGGCTGGCGGCATCGTTGGGAAAAATGATGCGGCGGATAGCAGCGGCGAGCGATCCGTCGACATCGACGATGTAGTCACGCACATCGTTGTCGTTACCGGGTGCACGCCGCTGCAAGCGTGGCACGAGTGGGATATCCCCTCGATGGTCGCACTGGCCCGGTATGAAAAGGAACGGCCCGCACTTCGCGACATGGTGCAATCGTTCCTCGGCATCAAGCCGCGCACCGAGGCGGCGAACCGCACCGACGAGAATGATACCGGCTCGCTCGCGCTTGTACCGGGCGCGGTTGAGGGCACGTTGCGCAAACCAATACCGGAAGGGCTCTGCCCATGGCGAAAGACGACGACGTAAAACTTGGCATTGGTGCCGATGAGTCGGGCCTAGTCGCGGGTATGCAGCGCGCCGAGGCATCGGTGCGCGGCTCGGTCAACGAAATCAAAACGCACATCGAGTCCATCGGATCGACGCTCGGCAAGATTTCGGGGATGTTCGCCGCCTTCGCCGGCATGGCGATGGGCGGCGAGGCCATCAAAAAAATCGTCAAGTCGGCCGGCGACTGGCAAACCGAATCGCTCAAACTCGCCAAGGCCCTCGGTGTGTCGACCGAGCAAGCGAGCGTATGGCAGGTGGCTCTGCACCGCATCGGTGTTGAAAACGACACCGTGCTCAGTGCGTCGGTCAAGATGTCTAAACAGATATCGACGCACGCCGAGACATTCCGCAAGCTCGGCGTCGACGTGCTCGACTCGGCGGGGAAGCATCGGCCACTCGCCGATGTGATGACCGACCTTAATGCCAAGCTAGTCGCGATCCACGACCCCATTGAGCAAAACCGCCTTGGCCTTGCGACCTACGGCAAGGCGTGGGCGGAAGTCAAGCCGCTGATGAAGCTAACGGCCGAGCAAATGGCCGAGGCCGAAGCGCGCGCCACACAACTCGGGCTCAAGGTCGGGCCCGAGGGCGCGGCCATGGCGAAAAAGTACAAAGAGTCGATGGCCGACGTGGAACTCGTCGGCAAGTCGCTCACGCTGCAACTCGGCAATGCGCTGCTCCCGGTGATGACGAGCGTGGGCACCGCGTTCGCTTCGGTTGCTCCGCAGATCGGCGAGGTATTCGGCACGGCGCTCAAGTATGTCGCCGTCGTGGCCATCAATCTCGGCTCGGGGCTCGCCGCCCTCGGAACGCACATCGGCGGCCTCATGGCCGCAGCGGGTGCGGCGTTGCACGGCGACTTTTCCGGCGCTCGTCAGATTCTCTCGGACATGGACGCCGATATCGGGTCCATCGAGAAGAAAGCGCAGGGCATGATTGACAAGTTGTTCGCCAAGCCGGCGGGCGACTCTAAGCCGATGTTTGAGGCGCAGGCCCCTAGCGAGGACCCGAACAAGTCGCGCATGTCCGAGTGGTCCGAGCGGCTCGCTATTGAGAAAGCGGGCTATCAGGAATCCGAGCGCCTGCGCGGCGAGGATCACCAATACAGTCTGCAAATGGAGTTGCAATTTTGGCAGCGGTTGCGCGCAGCCAAGGGTAACAGCGTCGAGGAGAACAAAGCCCTCGACACGAAGGTCGCCGAAACCAAGCTCGCCATCGACCGGCAGACGTGGGCCGAGGAAATTGCGAGCTATAAGGTTCGGGAAGCGGCCTTCAAAAACAACACCGACGCGCGCCTCGCCGTCGAGCGCGACCTCGCCAACCGCCTCAAGGGGATCTATGGCGAGAACTCGACGCAGTACAAAGAGGCCCTCAAGGCCGTCGTCGACACCGAGCGGCAGGCCGCGGCCACCGTGCTCGCGCTCAAGGAACAGACTGCCGCCGCGCAGCGCAACGTGGCGCTCGCGGATGTCAACGCCCGGGTGGCCGACGCGCGGCTGCTCGTTGACCTCGGACGCGCCACCGAAACGCAAATGCTTGAAGTCGAGCGGCAGGCCGAGGCCGAGCGGTTCAACATCAAGCGCGCCGCGCTCGTCGACAAGCTCACGCTAGAGGCCAACGACCCCGACCGCGACCCCAAAAAGCTCGCGGCCATCAATGCGGAAATTCTGGCGCTAGAGACAGAGCACGCCGCGAAGCTGTCGGAACTCGACCGCGCGACAATCAAAGAGCGCCAAAAATACTACACCCAGTTTTACCAAGGGTTGCAGTCGGGATTCGCGAACGTGCTGGCCGGGTTCCTCAAGGGCACGCAGTCGCTCGGCCAAACCATTCGCGGGCTTTTCTCCGCGATCCTTGACACCGTTTCGCAGATCCTCGCGCAGATTGCCGCCAAGTGGCTCGCACAGCGCATTATGAATATGATCGGCGTCAAGTCCGAGGCCGCCAGCAACATCGGCGCACGCGCAGCCGAGGCGGGCGCTGCGGGCGTCGCGTCATTCGCCGCGGCTCCTTGGCCCATCGACATCGGTGCGCCGGCCTTCGGTGCCGCGATGTCGGCGTCGGCCCTCGCGTTCGGTGCGGGCCTCGCGGCCTCCGGTGGCTTTGACATCCCGTCCGGCGTCAACCCGCTCGTGCAGACGCACGCGCGAGAAATGATCCTACCCGCACACATTGCCGACCCGCTGCGCGAATCGCTGGCGAGCGGTGGCGGCATGGGTAGCTCGCCGATTCATGTGCACCTGTCGGCCGTGGACGGCGCGAGCGTGAGGTCGATGGTGAACTCGCACGCGTTCCAAAAGGAACTACGCGCGGCCGTGCGCCGTAGTTGGGGGCAGTAATGTCGAATCTCGTTTTCCCCACCGGCCTCAAGGGAATCCAACTCATCGCCAACCGTTCGCCGCAGTGGCGCACGCAGGTACAGGAGGCCATGTCCGGAAAGGAGACGGCCATCGCTAAGCGCGCTTACCCGCGCATCGTGTGGGAACTGAGTTACGAAGTGCTGCGCGACGACCTCGCCACCTCGGACCTCAAAATCATCGTCGGCTTTTTCAACGCCCTCAACGGCGGGTTCGACACGTTCCTTTACACCGACCCGTATTTCAACAGCGTCACGGCGCAGAACTTCGGCACGGGCGACGGCGCAACGCGGGCGTTTCAACTTAGCGCGACTTACAAAGACGCGACCGGGCAAGGCTGGCCGGAAGCCGTTCAAAACTTGAACGGCACTCCCGCGGTGTACGTGACCTTCGGCGACTACCGCGGCACGGCATTGCAATATCAGGGCCCGCGCACAAACTTGGCGTTGCAGAGTCAGACCCTCGACAACGCGACGTGGACCAAATTTCAAACCACTGTCACGGCGAATGCTGCGACGGCGCCGGACGGAACCGCTACCGCCGACAAAATCGTCGAAAGCACCGCCAACAATCAGCACTTTATTAGTCAGTCGTGGGGCAAAGCGGCCTCGCCGATCACGTACACCGGCAGCCTCTACCTTCAGCCGTCCGGGCGCAGCAAGGCGCAGGTTTGGGTGCATGACGGGTCCGGCAACGGCTACGTCGCGATTTTCGACCTTTCCGCCGGCACCGTCACGTTGTCAACGTTGACCGGGGTGGGTTGGACGGCGGGGTCTGCCGCGATCACGGCCGCAGGTGGCGGGGCGTATCGGTGTTCGGTCACGGTGACGAGCGCCTCGACGACCACCCTTGAATTGCGCGTCAACGTTTGCAACGTAGGCACGACGCAGGAAATTTACACGGGTGACGGCACGAGCGGCCTTTACGCTTGGGGCGCGCAAATGGAGACGGCTGCCGCTGCCACAACGTACATCCCCACCACGACGGCCACCGTCAGTGTGACCGACTACGCCCTGTCGAGTACCGGCTTGGTGACGTTCACGACGGCGCCCCCGGCCGCGGCCCCGATCATTTGGACGGGCGCCTTTTACTACCGGTGCCGGTTTCAGGATGACGAGTTAAACCTCACGGAAATCCTGTCCCGATTCTGGCAACTCAAAAAACTCAAATTCCGCTCGGTGAAGCTGTGAAAGCCGCAGGACCCAACACGCTCGCCGCGCTCGCGTCGAGTCAGTACGTCAAGGCCGAACTGTACGACATCGCGCTCACGAGCGGCACGACGATACGGTTGACCGACTACGACCTCCCGCTCACGGTCGGCGCAAACACCTATGGCGCCAACGTCATCATCAGTCGCGGGACCGTGTCGCAGAAACTCGGCCTTGAGGTGCAGACGCTCGACTTGACCCTCGCGCCGCAGGCCGACGCGCCGACCCCGCTCACGGTGGGCGGCGTCGGGCTATTGCAGGCCGTGCGCGCGGGATACCTCGACGGTGCGCGCGTCACCATGTCCAAGGTGTTCATGCAGAAGCCCGCGAGCGGGCTGGCCGTGAACACAAACAACGAATCCGTGCCGTGGTTCACCGGGCGAGTTTCCGAAGCTACGGCGGGCAGGCAGTCGGCCAAAATTTCGGTCGAGTCGGACCTTGCGTTGCTCAACGTTCAAATGCCGCGCAACCTATTGCAGTCCGGCTGCACCCACTCCCTATTTGACGCAGGCTGTGGGCTCGTCAAGGCCACGTACACGACGGCGGGCGCCGTCACGGCGACCGGGCCGAACTCACAAGCCACGTTCACCACGAACCTCGCCGCCGCGGCGAACTACTACGCCCTCGGCGTTATCACGTTCACGAGCGGCGCCAACAACGGGCTTTCGGCCACGGTCAAAGCCCACAGCAACACCAACGGCACGCTCACGCTCGTCGCGCCCCTGCTATCGACCCCGGCCACCGGGGACACGTTTACGATTGTCCCGGGCTGCGACAAGGTGCAGGCAACGTGCTCGTCGAAATTTAGCAACCTCGCGCACTTCGGCGGGTTCCCGTACGTGCCGGTGCCTGAAACGATTTACGACGGTGGCACCATCAAGGCCCCGGCGCCGACCATCGCAGGGCAGGGCGTGCCCGGTGGCGGCTCGCGCGTGCCCGGCAGCCTGCCGGGAGCCTACCGCGCATGACGCCCGCACAAGTCGATGCCGTGGTCGCAGAGGCCCGGGAATGGCTGCGCACCCCGTACGTGCACATGGGCCGCCTCAAGGGCATTGGTGTCGACTGCGGGATGCTGCTTATCGAGGTGTACGGCAACGCCCTCGGCATTGAAAAGCCGAACGTCGGCAACTACACGTCCGATTGGTACATGCACCGAGATGAGCCGTTGTACCTCGGGTGGCTTGGCAAGTACGCCGAGCGAATGCCCAAGGGCGTGGCCGGTGAGCCCGGCGATATCGCCGTATTCAATTTCGGCAGGCACCCGGCGCACGGCGGCATCGTCGTCGAGCCGGGCCTGATGATTCACGCATACAAACCCCACGGCAACGTTGAACTCGCCGAGGTACGGATGCTCGACCACAGATTAGACAGCTATTGGCGGGTGACGACATGAGTGGCGGCGGCGGTGGTGGACAGTCGACGACCGAAAAGCGCCTCAACGCCATCCAGATCAATTCGGCCGCCTATGGCTCGCCCGTGCCGCTCGTGTACGGGCAGACGCGCATCCCGGCCGTGCTCGTGTGGTATGGCGACTTTAAGGCCACGCCGCACACGCAGTCGCAGGGCGGCAAGGGTGGCGGTGGCGGCTCGTCAACGTCGTACACCTACAGCGCGGCCATCATTATGGCGCTGTGCGAGGGTCCGATTGCGAGCGTGGTGTCGGTATTCATCGACAAGGGCACCGACGCGAGCATCGCCAACCAGAACCTAACGCTATTCACGGGCGCCATTGCGCAATCGACTTGGTCGTACATGACGACCAACCACTCGGCGCAGGCCATCGGCTACTCGGGCACCGCGTACGTGTGTTCGGGCGGCTGGCAAATGGGGAACAGTGCCGCGCTTCAAAACATGACGTTTGAAGTGTCCGCGCTGTACAACGGCACCGCGGGCGCGACGCCCACCAATATCCTCGTCGACTACCTCACGCACGCGACGCACGGCGCGAGCTTCCCCTACCTTGACACGTACTGGCAGGGTGCGAGCGCGGACTCGTTCGCGACGTACTGCACCGCGCTCGGCATCAAGCTGTCGCCGGCCGAATTGACGCAGAGAGCCGCGGCCGATTTCGTGACCGAAATTTTGCGGATCACCAACAGCGCGGCCGTGTGGTCGGCCGGCTTGCTGCACATCATCCCGTACGGCGACACGTCCATCACGGCCAACAGCGTCACGTACACGCCAACGAACGGCAACGGCGCGAGCATAAACACGCCCATTTACACGTTCACCGATGATGACTATTTGGCCGACGACGATGAGCCGGTAAAAGTTTCCCGCAAGCCCGCATCGGACACGTTCAACAAGGTCCGCATCGAGTACCTCGACAGCGCAAACCAGTACAACGTGGCCATTGCCGAGGCCAGTGACGCGCAGAACATCGCGCTATACGGCGAGCGTGTCGCGCCGACGGAATCCTTTCACAGCATCACGTCGACGACCGTGGCGCGTCTGGTAGCGCAGCTACTTTTGCAGCGCGGCCTTTACTACCGCAACCAATACACTTTCAAGGTTCGCGCCGACTATTCGCTGCTTGAGCCCGGCGACGTGGTCGCGCTGTACGAAAGCGCGCTTGGCCTGTCCAATGCGTTGTGCCGCGTCACCGAAGTACGCGACACGGCAGACGACGAGCTTGAGCTTGTGGTCGAGGAGCTGCCCCTCGGACCCGGCCACGCGCCGCAATACAGTTGGGATTCTGCCGCGGGATACGCGGCCAACACGCTCGCGAGCCCCGGCAGCGTCTCGGCCCCTGTCATGTTCGTTATGCCGCCCGCGCTCGTGTCGGGTTCGGGCGGCTATCAGGTTGGCGTGGCCGTGGGCGGCACGTCCGCACTGTGGGGCGGCTGCGACGTTTACATGTCGACCGACAATGTGACGTACGTGCAGGTCGGCTCCATGACATCGGGCGGCTCGCGCTACGGCACGCTGCGCTCGACGTTCGCATCGAACTCGGCCGACCCCGACACCACAAGCTCGCTGCAACTCCAACTCGTCAACACGAGTCAGACCATGTCGGCCGGGTCGCAGGCCGACGTGGACACGCTCAACACGCTCGTGTACGTCGACGGGGAAATCGTCGCTTATCGCGACTGCACCCTCGCCGGCGCCGGCCAATACAACCTCGGCTATTTCCACCGCGGCCAGTACGGGTCAACGATTGCCGCGCACTCGGCCGGCACGAATTGGGCGCGCATCGACGCGGGCCTTTTCCGCGTGCCGCTCGATCCGGGCCTCGCCGGCACGACGATCTATTTTAAGTTTGTCTCGTTCAACATCTACGGCAAGGCATACGAATCCCTCGCGAGCGTGACGGCCTACAGCAAGGCCCTTCCCGCGGCCACGACCTCGACGGCCGGCACGCATCAGTTTGTGCCGCGCACCTATTGCGTCGTCAATGGCTCGACGATTTCCAAGGCTGCGGGCAGCACGTTGGCGTGGGATTCGGATTGCTACTCGACCGACAGCTACAGTGCCGGGTGCACGCTTTCGTTTAGGGCGGGGCAGACCACGGCCGACGTGGCCGTTGGACTCAGCACCAACCCGACGGCAAGTCAGAGCATATCGGGAATTGATTTTGCGATTTACATGCAGCCGGGCGGCGCTCTCAACATCTATGAAAGCAATGCCAACGTCGGCGCATTCGGAACCTACTCGACCAACGACGCCTTTTCGATCCATTACGACGGCAACGCCGTCACGTACTTTAAGAATGGCACGCTACTGCGCAGTGTGGTCGCGCCCGGTAAGACGCTGTACATGGACAGCAGCATTTACACGCGCGGCGCGAGCGTCGTGGGCGTCACGTTCACAGGCACGGTTTCGGTTAGCAAAGCGCCGATTAATTTCCTGAATTCACGCGCGTGGGTGCTCGGTGCGATGTCGAGCAACCTCGGCAACTACGCGCCGAATGGCCCCATCGGACTCAACACTATCGTGCTCGGGGGCACCGGCTCCGAACCGCTCGGCCCCTACGGCACATCCGAACCGCTATGGAAAGGCGCAGGCAATGCGACCAACAACGCCGACGGCGGATGGGTGAATGGCGACACGGGTGACATTCAAGGGCTCGACCCGACCAAAACCTACCGGTCGCTCGTGTGGATGCGTTACAGCGCCACGGGTGCGGTGTCGGGAAACCTTTATCACGGGTGCAGCCAGTCGGCGACCAACGACCTTTCGGGGGCATTCAACGGCAACCCGTATTTTAATTCGTTGGGCTTAGGCGCCCTCGTTCCAAATCGTTGGTACTTGAGTGTTGGCATTATCCACGGCTCCGGGTACTCGGGCAGCGGCACCAACGTGTCCGGCATTTACGACCCGACCACGGGCGCCAAGGTCAACGTCGGCGTCGAGTTCAAACAGATACCGGGAAAGACATATCAGACCCATCGCGCGTTTCTTTACTACACGACGACCGCGGGCGTTGTGCTGTACCTCGCGCGCCCGGCTTTCGAGGAGGTGAACGGGCAGGAAAAGACAATCCAACAGCTATTGTCGCCGGCCAACCTCGACGCAATACCGGACGGCACGACCTACGGCCGCCCGCTGCTCGGTCGGTTGAATGCAGGCCGACCGCTCATCGACTTTAGTGAGTCGATCCACAGTAACAAGGGCGCGTTCGCTACTGTCAACCAAGTCACGACGGCGAACTCGTCGACTCTGGTAGCAGCCGCAGCAATAAACAATGCGCACCTAATAGTTGCGCGGCAGGGCGCTCCGCTCAATGACGACCCCGGCTGTCAAGATCAAAGTGCGTGGTCGGGCTGGTCGAGCAACCCGCCCGCGACCGTCACAGCGATCACGGACGGCACCATGGGCAATTCGTGCCTCCGCACTGGCGGGGGTGTGAATAGCCGCAGCATCAACGCGAAGCTCATTCCCGCGGACCCGAATAAGAAATATCGAATTTCGGCGTGGGTGCGTAGCAATGGGGCCGATGGGCGCCTTTATCTACGCACCGTTGTCTACCCGCCGACCGCTACCTCGACGAGTGGCGGCGCTGAGGTGGCATTGGGAATTGAGGCGGTAACAGTGCCGTCGACGTGGACGCACTACCAAGCTGTATTTTCTGTGTCGTCGAGTTACGCGTTTGTATCGCCGCAAATCCTGTTGAATTGGGGCGGCAGCGTCGGGAGCATGGACGCGACCGACATTAGAATCGAGGAGTCGGTGCCTCTCGATTCACTCGTGTCCGACGGCCCAACTTACTCGCGCACGCTCGGCACTCGCGTAAACGCGGGCCGTCCGCTCATCGACTTTAGTGAGTCGATCCACACCAACAAAAACCTCGACAACGTTGCCGACGGAACTGCCGGCCGCGTCGCGCGCACCAATTACACCATCACCCTCAGCAGCGGCGTGCCGCAGTGGGTGAACCTCGGAACGTTGACGTTTGCCAATTGGGGCACGGCTTTCTCGTTCACGATCCATGGCGGTTCGCAGTATTCGTCAGGACAGAACACGCCCGCCACAACGACCATCACGGTGCGATGTGGCGACGGTACGGGTGCACCGAACCTGTCGGGCGTTTTCTTCACCGAGACGGCGAGCGGCGGCGCGTCGGTCTACGGGGTCAAGCTCGTCGCGCACGGCGGCTCCACGAGCGCCGGAAATACGGCGTGGGACTTGCTCGTCTATCTCAACGTTTACAATTGCCCGACGCTCGATGTGACTGCGCCGGTTAATGGCACGTTTGTGTACTCGGGCGCGAACACATCGGACCCGGGCGCCGCGTCCACCACGGTCGTGGTCGCAAATGGTGGCCGAGTCTTTATCCCGTCCAACGGGGCCGGTGCCGATGCGCTTGTCGACGGCACGACCTACGCGCGCACGCTCGCTTCACGAGTCAATGCCGGTCGCCCCGTGCTCGATTTTAGCGAGGCGATCCACGCCAACCAGAACGTCGACAACGTCGCGGATGGTTCGACGTACAAGCGGGTGCTCGGCACTCGCATCAATGCCGGTCGGCCGACCATCGACTTTAGTGAGGCGATCCACACCAACCAGAACGTCGACAACATCGCGGACGGTTCGACGTACGCGCGTGTGCTCGGCACGGCACTCACGAGTGGCTCGGTGGACCCGACCAAGGCGGGTGTACTGGCCAAGGGCTCGCTACCCCCGACCATCCCGGCGCAGTCGTTCACGTACGCGAGCACCACGACGACCGTGGCGATTAGCTGGCCGGCGATTACGGTGTACCGCGCCGACGGCACGACCATCACGATTTCATCTGGCAGCCAGTCGATATCGAGTCTTTCAGTGGGCACGAGCTACAAGGTATATCCCTACATGGCCGACTCGGGCGGCAGTAGCGGCACGGTTTCGTGGCCGACGGGCGGCACCGGCAGCCCTGCTATTGCGCAGCCGTTTGCGGGTAGCGCCACGGCAGCGGCGACGATGTACGCCCGCGGCAATATCCCGCTGAACTCTTTCATCATCACGACGACGACATCGGGAACGGGCAGCGGTGGCGGGGGTGGAGGCGGGTGCCCTCACCCTGACACGCTCGTCGAACTCGCCGACGGCGTCATCACTCCCGCGGGCGAACTTCGCATTGGCGACATGCTCCCGACACCGTCGGGCCCGCAGCCCATTACGGCCCTGAGTCGGTGGGTGATGAGCCGGTGGGTGGTGGTCGAGGTCGACCGGGCCGGCGTGGTTATCGTGAGCCCCGATCACGCGTTCTATTCAGTGCGCGGCGACCTCGTGCGAGCCGACGAGTTGCGCCTCGGGGAATTGCTGCGCACCGACGGCAACCATGCCGAAGTGACTGGCCTATTTCTGCGCAACGATCCGGCGAGCGTCGTCTCGCTGGAACTGCCGGAACCTCATTTGTACTACCTCGGCCCGAAGCGGCTGCTCTCACACAATCCGAAGCCATGAAACGCTATTACATCGTGCCGGACGCTCACATGCCGAGTGGCGAGTTGAACGTCGGCCACTGGCACGGCATCGACCTCGGCAGCCACGGCCCCGCGGGAGCGGGGCACCATGTTGTCGTGTTGCTTGACGACCACGTCGAGCCGCCCGACACATGGGTGCCACTGCCTCACCTCTATGACGCGCGCACGACGATGGGCAAGCACGCACACCGCGGCAAGCTCACCGACGTGGGAGTCACCGACGGCCACACCGGGTACGACGTGGCCAATGCCCTCCACAAAATCCACCCCATGTTTAGGCCATAACAATGCCCAACACCTACCGCCACACGATCCACGATTTGCACGTACTGCCGGCCGCGGGCCCTCTAGCCGAGGTCGTCACGCGCGTCAATTACTCCATCGTCGGCAGCGACGGCGAGCGCACTGCCGTTTTCAGCGGCTACGCCGACCTCACGACGCCCGACCCGGCCACGTTCACGCCGTTCGCGGAACTGACCGAGGCCGATGTCGTCGCATGGCTCGGCCCGATCCCGCCCCACGTCATCGAAGCCCTCGACGCGTCGCTCGCGATCCAGCAGCGCGCGGCCGTGGCGACGACGATGGCGCCGCCGTGGGTGCCGCCCCCGTCGATGCCGCCGGCCATGCCGGCGCCCGAAGTCTCCACCCCTGCACAGGAAAACACCCCATGACGACTAGTTTGGTGCTCACGCTGCTCGGCTTGCTCGCCGCGGTCGGGCTCATTCTCTGGCTCGCCAACCGCAACACGGGCTCGGCCAATTCCGGCCCGGGTGGCGGGAAGGGCCCTCCGGCGTCCGGCAAGCCGCTGTAGCTCAACCCCTCGCCGTCACCACCCCCGGTGACGGCGAGGCCGCCTAGGCCCACGGCGCGAGGGATGAATAGTGCGCGGCAACAAGTTCCCAAGTTTCGAGGATACGCAGGAAATCGTGCGGCGCGTCGTCGCGCCCGTTCCCGTGTCCAAGCTGCTCGTCGTGGTACTGACTGGCATGTTTGGTATGTGGGCCGGCGTCGTCAAGATGATGGGCGACAGCGTCATCGGCGAAGTTCACGAACTCAAAAACGTTTGGACAAAGCACAACGACGAGCACGCCGCGAGCGAGGCGCGCATCGAGGCCGAACTCGCGCGCATTGCGACCATGCAGTCGGAAATCAGCAAGCGCCTAGACCGCGACGAGGCCGCACTCGACCGGCTCGACGCCTACGCCAAGAAGGTCAATTAATATGGCTTCGCGACTCGTCACCGATTGCCACCCGATCCTGCAACCGATGCTGCGCGCCTGCATTGTCGGGTGGGCCAACGAGCACCTCGACGTGCTCGTCACTTGCACATGGCGCAGCGGGCAGGAACAAAATCTGCTCTACGCGCAGGGCCGCACCGCGCCGGGAAACATCGTCACGAACGCGAAGGCGGGCCAGTCGGCGCACAATTTCACGATTGAAGGGCGCCCCGCGTCGCTGGCGTTCGACTTCGTGCCGATGTTGAACGGCAAGCCGGATTGGAACGGCACAGGCGCGGATTTTGTGCTGTGGTCGCGTGCGGCTGCCGTGGCCAAGCGCGCGGGCCTCAAGTGGTACGGCGAGCCCGGTGCACCCTTCCACGAGTTGCCGCACTGCGAACACCCGGACGCCGTGGCGATGCGGTCGCGTCTGTGAAAGGGACGCGGATATTTCCAGACGCCGACGGCTGGCTCACCTCGCCACCATTCGATGAGTGGCCGCCGGGTGCGTATGGCCGCGTAACGGCGCCCGACGCGGAGCCGCGCATTCGCGGCTTGTGGTTCGTGCGCACGCCCAACGGGCTATTCGGCACGCTCCGACATCACAGCGTCGTCGAGCACGACGACGGGACGATAACGGTTAAGCCGCAGGTATTCGCCACGGAAATGGAAAAGGGCAAGGTCGTAAGCGCGTGGCACGGGTGGCTGCGCGCGGGCGAGTGGACCGAAGGTTGACACGCAACAGAGAGGGCGCGACGTGAAAGAGAAAACCCGGAAAATTTTGCAGTACATCGTCGACCGAATGAAAGAACCAAGCTCGTGGGCCGGGTTCGGCATTGCGCTCGTCGGGCTCGCCCCAAGGCTCGGCACCGCGCTGTCGGAAATCATCGCCGTGGTTGGGCCGCTCGCGGCGGGCGTGCTCGCCATCGTGCTCGCCGAGGGCGGCTAACGTGTTCGGGCTGTCCATCCCGGGAGTGCCCAAGTTGAGCGCCATTTTGTTCGGCTGCATCCTCGTGCTCGCGCTCGTGGCCGGCGTGCAATCGTGGCGGCTCAATCGCGCCTTGCTCGACCTCGACGACGCGCACACGGAACTCAACACCGCGCACACGGCGGTGCGGCTCTCACAGGCGCATGTGGTGATGCTAGAGGAGGCGGTGCAGCGGTGGCAGGCGTTGGCCACGCCACAGGCCCCTGCGCTCGCTGCGGCGTCGCGCGCCGCAGCGCGGGCCAAGCTCATCGAGGAACGCGCCGACCAAATCAAACGGAACGAGGTGACCGACCTTGAACGTACAGACTGTGACAAGCTACTCAATACGGACATTGGCAGCGTGTGCCCTGCTATCGCTGACGGCGTGCGCGCACGGGCCGGGGACGGTCTATCTAGACCGACCGGTGCAGGTGCCGGTGCCGGTGGTGAAACCCATCCCGGCCCGATTGACTGAGGATTGCGTGCCCGAGTGGACGGTGCCGGCGGGCAAGCTCACGGTCGACGATGTGGTGATGCGCTTGGCTTCGGTCGAGGTGGCGCTCGCGAAGTGCCGCGCGCAGT